GTTTCCGCTGAACGACCCGCCGCCTGTTAATCAGCGGGTCGCTGGTTCGAGCCCAGCAGACGGAGCCATATTCTACGCGTGTCACAAGGACGTGACCGTGAGAGTAGGGGGCTAATTTAGGGAACCGGCTAGGGAATTACGGCAGAATCCACCCCTTTTCGAGCAGGCCGTTGATCAGCCTGTCTTCCAATTTTTGGTAGCCGTCAGTCCTATCACCACCCGGCTTACTGCTTGCGGTGGTATTCATTCTCAGCGTTCTGCTGAGAGGTTCTGGAGCACCGCCCTTCTTCGGGTTGGTCATCTGTCCCTCATAGCCACGGTGCACTGTAGGATAAAGTTCCTCGTGCTCAATCGGCCTGCCTAGTCTGGCAACAACCCCATCCCCCTCTGCAATAGGAATGCGAACCCCGTATGACCTGTGGGTCGAGTTAGTGTCGACCTCGGCGTGTGGGTTCAGCCTAACCAGCACCTGACCGTTCGTGCCCATCTGCGTGTTGTGAAGGTCTGGCACCGCGACGTCCCTGTACACCTGCTGTACGTTCGGGAAGCCAGCGTCCCTCATGTCTGCCATATCCATGCGGGCGGTGATGGCCTTCCTCGCGTCCTGATAGCCGGGGCGTGACAGGTACGCCTCTGCGTCTGGGTGATTCATTCCGGGGAAGTCCTTGAACTTTCCTTTCTTGGTCGCTCTGACCGCATCATCAATCTTCTTAACCATACTCACCGGGTACTTACCACCTGCCTGACGCACCACGTCCATCTCTCTCAGGATCGCCTCCACAGGCATCGTCGAGAAGTTGGATGACTCGATACTCATGGGGTCGTAAGCGCCCCAGATGTTATCCGTCTTAGCGTCCTTCGCGACCTTCTGCACCTTGTCTTGGAAGCCTCTAGCGACAATACCAGTTGACTCCCATGCGGCAGGATCGCCACGCTCAAGTGCAGACCTGAGCATGTACATCGGGCCGCTCTGCAAATCGAGTGCGTCGCTGAACGGCAGTCCACTCATCTGCGTCATGGTGCCAGCGAGAGTCGGGTCACCACGCATCGGTATCACCGCCGCGTTTGCCAGATCATCCGCAGTCATCGTCGGCAGTTGATTCAGATCGAACGTGTCCTTAATGACCGTCTCGTAGTTATTCTCGCGGGCGATAGCCTCTCGGGTCTTGCCCGGAGACGTCTTCAGCATTGCCTCCTGACGGTTCGGGGGATAGTTAGTTCTCTCTCCGGGCCTAGCCTGAGACTCTGGGCCGAGCATTCTCTCGCCCTCAGTACTGCGACGTATCTCCGGGATCTGTGCCTGCTCTGCGGCCTCCTTCCCGGTGATATTCCAGAGGTTCTCATTGTTGCGGATCTTCTTGACCGCAATGTCACCGACGATAGGCAGAGCCTCGCCGAGCATCATAAGCCCGGCCTCCTTCGCGGCGTCCATATAGCGCCCATCGTTGACAGCACGAGCAGTGTTGTCGACACCCACCCCCGCACCAACGAACGGCAGGAACTCCGGGATCATGGATACCCATGGCCCCCACTTCTCCGCCGCCTCCTTGCTTACCCCTGAAGCCATCAAGCCGTCGATAGTGCCCTCTTCGAGTGTGGCGGCAATACCCTCATCCCATAACGTATCTCCGTAACTCATTACAAACCCTCCAGCAGGGATTGACCGTCGAGCGACTTAGCCAGCTTGACCTTGTCGATACCCTTCTTCGCGGCGATACCGCCGATAGACATAAGGGGAATACCACCGAACGTGGTCGCCTCAATAGCGCCACCAACAGCACCCGGAGCGAGACCCTTCAGCCTTCGCACCAACTCAGCCGCAGTGCCGGGGTTGACTGACTGCGGTGGCAGAGTGCTTATGGCATCAGCGACCTCTACTAGGTCGCGAATGTTCTGTGCCTGCTCGCGCCCGAGAATCGTCTCCAGCTTCCCTGACTCATCCAAGTCTCTGACCTTCTTCTTAAACGTGCTTGCGGTCAGCAACGGTGTGCCAGTGGCGTCTGACGTCTGGGTGCCGAATGCAGACTTTCGTATGTCCTGAAGAAAAGCGGTCTGAACCTGCTTCCAAGATGCCGCGCCCTCTGGGGTAGCACTCATCGTAGTCTTCAGTTGCTCTATCTCCTGAACGCTTGACTGTGCGACCTTGGACGCAACCTTCTCATCGGGGATCTTCTCGACGTTAGTTCTAGACCTGTTGCTGGCCAGACCAGACGCCAGCGGAGAGTCATCGAACTCGTTGTAGAACTGGCGAGCAATTCCACGCGACTCTCGATACTTAGCCCCAGCGGCTGTGTTGTCGAGCGTTTCGTCGATGGTGTCGAGGAACATGCGACGCCACCTAGCCTGATTAGGAACGGAGCCGTCGTAGGTGTTGTTCACGTGCTTACGTAAGTCCTCGGCCTGACCGATAGTGATAGGCTTCAGGTTGCCGTCCTTGTCGATGATGTTCATCTCCACAGCGGCCTTGAAGATACTCTCGTTCTCCTTCGTGCCATGACGGAAGCGCCACGCTTCCTGCATCACGTTATTGAGTCCGGTGATCTCTGGGATCAGCATCTCGGTCTCACCAGCCTCTTCTGCCACCTTATAGGCCGCATCTTTCTCGGCCTTACGTTGCGCTCTATACGCCTCAACGGAAGCCCTGACCTGAGCACCACGCTCTACGTTATCGGCAACGCCAGTGGCACCGATATCTTCCTCCATAGCATCGAAGTTCTGGTTAGCAACGATCTGCTGGTTGCGTCTGCGATCCTGCATCTCAGGATTGTTATCACGAGCAATTTCATACTCTTCCTTCATCTGCTTCGCATCGCGGGTAGCCTGTCCACGGGTGAGACCTGAGTCGCCCTCGAACGGAATTGGCGTGCCATGAGACGTGGCAATGCGCTGTCGAGCGGCATCAGTCTCTGCCGCACCCATAGACCTGTTGTTGGCCGGTGGGTCTGTGAGTCTCCTGTAGCCCTCTCTGGCTCCCCTCACGGGGGCAGTAGCGACCTCACCTGTACGCCTAGCCGCCTCTCGTGCGACAGTACCGGCACCCGCACTAGCCGCCATAGACCTCCAAGCAGGCGCAAGCGGCGAGCCGGGCATCATGGCGAGTGGCTCAAGTACCCGAGCATCCTTATCAAAATCCATCACCGCCTCTGCGACAGGCTGAACAGCCGAACTGATGTTGTCCATCACCTGCCTGCCCTCTGGGGTATATGCCTCACCCTTCGAGAACTGATCTGAGACTTCGCCCATCGTCTTCTCGACAGTGCGAACACCTTCCTGAGTTCCGTATGTGCCGTCCTGAACCGCGTTATAGATACCCTTGCCGAATCCATAGGTAGCGCCAGCGATGGAGCCGCCCATGTTGCTCAGGTATGTAGACGCCGCGTCAGAGTAGCCCCGGAAAGTTTTGAGTATCTCGGACTCAGGCGCGCCACTCTGATAGGTGCTGGAGCGTACAGCCTTTATCTCATTCGCGAGATGCTTCGCCGCCCTTGTATCGTTGGCGGCGTGGGCATTACGCAAAGCGCTTTCTAGTTTCTCTAAATCTGCCATGACTACTCCGTTAGTCCGCGTACATATCCACTAGGTCGGGGGTCGACAAGGTCGGGCTGAAGTACTGGCTCTCATCATCGATGCCTAGCTTCTCGCCAAGCTGACGCTGGATAAGCATCATCTCCGAACGAGCCGCCTCATCACCCTGCTTGAAGTCCATCAGAGATGAACGAGACTTCATGGCCCACTTGGCTTCGTCTTCCGTTACCTGACCCTGTCCCTTCAGTTCGCCACGGGCGAACATGTATAGGATCGCGGATATCTTCTCGACCTGCGTCTGAGCGTTCTGACTACTCTGCAAAAACGTGGGAGTTTGTGAGTCCACGGTTCCGTAGATAGAGTGGTAGTCGCCCTTTTCCAGCACGTCATTGAGGGTGTCGAATGCGACCTGCATCTGTGGTGACTGCTGTCTCGCGGTCGTCTCTTCCAGCACTTCCTGCTTCGCCCCTTCCTGCGCTTTAGTAATAGCGCCAGCGTCACCGGCCTTCTGCTCTCTGGTCTGCCTTCCAGCAATCCAGTCGAGTTGTGCCCTCTCTTCATCAGAAGCGTTGTCGTAGATGATCGCGTTGCGAGCCTTCTCATCCATATTCATGAACTCGGAATAGGTCATACCAGCCTTACGAGCCTGCTCACCAACCCAAGTGCTGGCGTTGGTGTTGCCAATATAGTTTTCAGTGAAGAAGTCACCGAGTTCCTTGTTAGCATCAGTGCCCAGCGATATGTCACCGATAGTCGGGTTCTTAGGGTCTATCCCAGACAGCGCCGTCAACTCTCTGAGTTTCTCTTGCGCGTCCGTATACGTTTCCATCTGAGCCGCATACCGAGCCTTGCCGCCAAACATCTCTGGAAACAAGAACGGAGTCATGCCGGTCATGCCGCCAAGCAACATCTTGCCGAAGAACTTAGCGCCACCGTCTCGCTCTCTAGCCGCCTCAGTCCAATGCTGTGGCTTCTCAATATTCATGAGGCCACGCACTGCTGGTGACTGGGCTTGGTCGTAGTGGCTCTGTTGCACTCCTACCTCTGGTAACGATAGGAGGCCACGAGTCATCTCAGCCTCTTTTGTGAAATCGCGTGCCATTATCGACCTCCTTGCCCACCGAGGTTCTGGTCTCTCATGTAGTTATTAATGTTAAAGCCGTATGGACTCTGAGCCTGATTCGCGTAATACCGTTGCTTCATCTCTGGAGTCATGTTCGCCATCCACTGAGGTTCTTGCTGTGGCGCGGCAGGTGCCACTGGCTCATCCTTGGGGCCGTACTTAGCCTGCAACTCCTTAACGAAGCTGGGAGCCTCGAACTGCATAGGCATACCGCCGACCGCTCTAGTAAAGTTGGCTAGAGCCGGATTGTCGGCCATCATCGACTGACCGTTCTCGATCAGCCCACCTAGCACATCCCCGAGGGCACCCATCTGCTGGCTAAACATTCCGTTGAACATCTTGCTAGAATCCTTGCCGGAGACTGGGGGTAGCTTCTTCATAGCCGAGTCCATGTTTCCACTCGCGCTACTGCCGCCAGAACTGCTCTTACTTTTACTTCTTCCGCCCATGATATTTCCCCTTATCCTGCAAAACTGAAGCTAGGTGGCGCGACATTCCAGCCGCTTGAACTGCCGTTACCAGATGATCCACCGTAGTTGTTGTTGAAGCCCTGACTGCCAGACTGGTTCATTCCGACGTTCATGCCGTTGCTGAAACCCTGACTCGACGAACTGCTTGATCCGCCACCAGAAGACTGAGTCAGCGTGGTAGGCCCGCCAATGATCTGACCGTAAGCGCCTGTAGCGTTTAGTCCTGCCATCGCCGGGTTGAACTGGTTCATCGCGCCCTGTTGCATGTTCTGTAGGTTGCCTACACCGAACTGCTGATTGCGATCCATCATGTTGGCTAGGTTCATCTGGTTCTGGACGCCTTGGTTGTGCGCTTGGAATCCGAGATTGTTCATGCCCTGCATTGTGGCCTTGTCTACGTTGTTGGCCATCTGGTTCGCAGAGTTGTGATACCCGGACGACCCCGACATGCCTGATGCCGCCGCACGGGCATCAATCCCGCCGAGGTTCTGTTGCTTGATCAGGTTAGCGTCGTTCATCATGTCGCCCTTCAGGGCGTTCACGTAGCTGTTGGGGCCGACCTGACCCTGTAGTCCAGAGGCGTAGCCGCCCTGCATCTGGTTGCCGTAGCCGCCCTGTGCCTGATCGAATGCGCCGGATACCTGATCCTGCACTTCGGGTTGCATCCCGTTGATCTGGTCAATGGCCTGACCGTACTGGTCAGTAGCAGAGCCGTATACGTTCTCTAGGTGAGGCGCTTGCGCTCCCCATACGTCCTGCGAACTCTGGTTAAAGTTGCTACTACTAGAATTCGAGTTCTGGCCAGATTGGTTAACGCCGTAGTTAACCCCGACGCTGGAACTGGCATTGACGCCATTCCCCGCCTGCTGGCTGTTACTCGATTGCTTGCTTTTGTTCTTCCCGCCCATGAGTTAACTCCGTAGGTCTTTCCCAAAAATGATTTCCCTGATTTCCCATCCCACCTTGCTAACTGCGTATTCCACAGCGGGCATCTGGCATGAGCGTGTCTCTATCCGCGAACAGTTAAATTGCTTGGCCACCTTCTCGTAGAAGTCCGCGAACGTCACAGCGTTCGCTCCTCCGCGCTCCTTGGCCCATGAGAGCCACAGAAGGAACGTGGTGTCGCCAGTAAACTCATCCGTCTCGATGGTGGCCACGTTGAAGAAGTTAGGGTGTACCCACAGTTGGCTCTCGCCTGATAGAACACTGTGGTAAACGTCTTCCGGCCTAAAGGTTAGGTTAGTATCAAGATGCAGAATCTCTTCGATTGCTGGCTTGATCCAGTGCCACTCCTCTCTAATGTTCGCTACCCGTGGGTAGACAATTAATCCAGCGTCAACTTCTTCCATACGATCTCTCCTTGATCCTCAACGCATCCGTAAAATCCTTTTTCACGAACATAAACTATTGCTCCGATCTCCCGACGTAGCGGCATGTCGCCGATTACGGGTGCGATGAAACGCGACAGGTGCGAATCAATTCCGAAGAACTGCCGGTCGAGATACTCAGCGAGAATCTCATCCGTCTCCTCTGGTACTGGCTCTGCTCTATAAGTCATCGCGTTCCACTCGGTGACCACTCCACATCCACACCGCTGATGTTGAAGTTTCCGTTAGTTGGGCCTTCAGCACGCCACGAGTGAAGCTCACCCGTAGACCGGATATCGATCTTGCGTTCCGTTGCCGGACTGAAGTCTCTCTTGTCGCCTGCCCACCGGGCACCGTCACCAGCGTAGCGGTGTGAGCCGATAGACATCTTGATCGGGGTCTTGCCCTCGACCTGTGGGTACAGGCGCGTGATAGTGCTCACGTCATCGTGGCCGACTATCGGTAGGTGAGTCCGCTCGATGAAAGTAGTGAGACCTTCCTCGTGCGGGTTCTGCGTGTCGATGTTGTACACGTCAGGGCCGGAGGATCCGACCATCACGCCATCGAATGCCTGCCTGTTCGCAGTCGCCCAAGTAGTCCGCTCGTTAGCCCAGACGCCCTCCCAGTCATCCCACCCACTAATAACTGTGGGCTGGTTGCCGTAGCAGGCGTGTGAGAACGTGCGCTCAGTGCTGAGGTCTCTCAGCGACCACGTGTCGTCCCGGTAGTTGTACACGTAAGCCATGTTAGGTTCGTCGTGGCCTGCCTCGGGTACGCAGAACCAGACCTCACCCATCATCTTGTTGTGTGCCGCGAACGACGTGTGCCGTGCGTCCTCGTTCAACGTGCTAGCGAATCGCTTGCGTAGTCGATTGTGAAGCAGGCTCTGGGCTTGGTTACCGTCGAACACTAGGATATCTTCATTACTGATGAAGTAGTGACGGCCCGAGACCTCGACCAGTGCGTCACGGGCAATCAGGCCAGCGTTCTGTGAGACCGTTCGCCTACGCCATACAAGTGCGTCGCCAGTAAAGTCGAGCACGTTAAGCGCCTTCTCGCTGTAGATCACGAAGCTGTCACGCAGGCTCTCCGCCCCGACGATCTTGCCGCCGCGACCGAGTGTCAGGTAACCAGCTAGACTGGACGGATCAACGTCCGGCCCCTCCCACGTGTAGGGCACGCCGTTAGGCTCGCAAGGGTGCGACCACCGGACTCTGTCCTCGTAGTAGGTAGATTCACCCGTCTTCGGATCTGGCTCAGTCATGCCCAGAGCGAAAACGAAATTCTTGTGCGACTGGATCATGCGAGCGTATACGCCTCGGTCTTCCCAAAGGTCTCCGCCGAATACCCAAGGTAGCTTGATGGCCACCTCAGCGTTGGCGTCCCAGTCAGTAAAGTAGACCGGATTAACCGACGCGTTATTGATGAAGGTCACCTGACCGATCTGACAGCTAGTCCACGCGTGCTCATCTACCTCGCTATCGAGTCGCAGTACCGTGTGGAACTTCTGGTCGAAGTAACTCTCGATGGTGCTGTCAGTGCATACGAGCCACGTAGCGTTACCCTCGAAGTCATTGCTCTGCATGATGTGGCCAATGTCGCCGCTAGCCGATCCATCAGTGTTAACGATCTGCGATCCACCTGATGCCTGAATCTTGCCAGACACAACTCGGAAGTTGCGTCCGTCTGTCAGAGCGTTGGGCGGCAGATCCCACGGTGCTACATCAGAGATGACCCCGACCTGACCTATGCCGCGTACATTGATAAGCATTACGCTTGGTTCTCCACCTTGTATGAAAGTTCCTTGACGGCCTCTAGAAGGAGCACACACAGTCGCGTGTAATCCACGGCGAGGTATCCGTTGTCTGTCTGCTGTACTGCCTGCGGGAACACGGCCTGAACCTGCTGTGCCGAGACTCCAGCCTGCTCCATGTAGGGCATACCGCAGTGGACGCCTTCCTCGTTCGGGACATACGTGAACGTGTCCAGAGTCTTGACCTTGTCTAGGGCGTCATCGACGGTAGCGATCTTATGCTTCAGCCTATCGTCCGACTGGCTGACCACGTTGCCGCTTGCCGTCAGGTTCGCGCAGGTGATGTTGCCCGACGTGTCGATCTTTACGTTGTCGGTCTCGGCCCACTCGCCAGCAACGTGGTGAATGATTGAGAATTGATCTTTCGCTGGGTAGTAGTTGGGTGCCTGCGGCCCCGTAGCCTCGGGGAACGTATTCCTCAGAACACTCTTAATAAGCCGAAGGTGATCGTCCCCCATAGAGATCGAGTCATTGGCGGTAGGCCATGCCGCATCTAGATCTGTAACGTATTTACCAGTCTCAATTCCCATTGCACTTCTCCAGTTTCAGGAGTACGTCGCCACACTCCCTCGTGCCCACGCTGTTGCGCGGCACTACTTTCCAATCAGTTTTGACTGTGCACTTCTTCACCCAGCCACGTTCAACGAATGGCCTCGCGCCCTTGAGCGCGTATATGAGGCCACCGAAAAGTACTTCACCCATCATGACTCGTCGCACTCGGGCGGTGCCGGGCTGAATTGAGGCTGAGAGCAATCTACTGAATCGTCCGAGTCGTCCGCGTCGTCTGTAGTGTCGTCAACGTCAGTGTCGTCAACAGAGTCAGTAGCGTCGTCAGTGGTGTCGTCAACATCAGTGTCGTCGATGATTTCGTCGTCAACCCCAAAGCTAGACGTCTCATCGATAACCGTGTCGATCAGGTCATCAGCCTCAGCCGGGTCACCGATCACGTAGTTAACGCGCTCATCGCTGTTGTAGTCGTTGCCGACATAAACGCTGTCAGTCATCGTGATAGTGCTACCAGCCGCGCCAGCGATTGATGGGATCACGTCGAAGATCTTTCCACGGTTCTCTTCCTGCTTCATGTTGACTGCCGCGTTGTTCTGACTGATCTCTTTCTGTAGGTCAGTGTTAAGTGCCGCGATTCCGACCTGAGTCAGAGTTCCCAGTACAGGGCCGGTCATGACCTTCGCCCAGTCCAGAGCCGTAACGTCTTGCTCAGTCTTCAGCGTAGCCATAGGTACGTTGTTGTTGCCGCTAGGTGCGCTACCGTTCGATGCCGCCACCGCCATGACAATGGCGAAGTGGCTTGCAGACTCTGGGTTAGCCTTTACGGCCTCTGACAGGCTCTGCCACATAGCCGCATGAGATAGCTGTTCAGCAGTCTCACGGGCTGTTGCTTGCTCCGCCTGCACCTTGATCACTTCTACTTGGGCGTTGCGATAGCCCTGCTTGCTGGCCATCTTCTGATCCGCCGAAGCGCATCCCAAAAAACTTGCAAGGGCCAAAGCCACGATAATAGTTTTCATAACTCTCTCCTTGTGAAGTCGGTCATCTCTCCGTAGTTTTCGTCTTCTAAAATTCTCATTTTTCCGTTCCCCCTGTCGGCTACCATCTCTGCTCGTTCCTCTGTGAAATCAACCAGCAGGACTGGAGCCTTCGTTGGATCAAACTCGCTGTCGATATTCTTAGCGGCCTTGGCCAGTGCGTCCTTAAAACTACGAGCCTGAAACTTTTTGACTCGCGGGTGTGTGAAGGGCGGTTTGTACATCACTGCAAAGGTTCTCATCAGATTCTCTCCACCGTTACGTTGTGAACACGCGCATGTGAGAAAGCGTTCCTGCCGTAGTTGCCCGGTTGCCACACCGTGAAGTTCATCACTATGTGCCTGAAGTCCTTGTCTACCGTGAACTCTCTCTCGTAGGTTCGTTGCGTGTTCTTTGTAAAATTCTCCTGAATGTTCACGTAGTGCTTCCTCGTGCCATCAAGGTAGCCATACCTGTACCCAAGGACGTGCATACCCAGTTGAGCGTTGGCTTCCCAGTCATCTACCGCCTCAAGCGTGCCCGTCAACTTGTACCTCGCGTTAGGGCCAACCTCATCCGCGTACCACCATCCGTTAGCGCCGATAGCGCCGGGTGTGCGGTCACGACTGGACTGGTCAAGCCAGAGCCAGAAGTACTTTCCTCGCTGGGCGTCGCCGTCCCAGTTAATCTCGTTATCGGCTAGGTGGGTGATAGCCCCATCGATCCGCTTGTCGGTATGCTCTTTACTCAGCTTGTAGATATCGCCGTGCGTACCCCAGCCGTAGTCATCCAGCTTGTACTGGAGTCCATAGGCCATGCCGTCGTAGCCTTCGAGATCCCATTCGCGGTTGTAGCCCAACTGACGCATGTCTCGAACGTATCGCTCGTTGCTATTGATCTCGCCCTCACTACCTTTGTAGTTCCAACGGATCTCCTGCATCGTGCTAGGGAGTGACTTAATAATGCTCATATCGTGGAGCCGTCTTCCTTGTAGTCTGGTCTGCGCGGCCAATCGACTACCTTGGGGAATCCTTCCTGCTCTGGGATATCACGTAGCGCCTGTCGATACTCAAGCCATGCCTCCATCTCTTCGCCAACCTGAGAGTCAGGCGCAAAGATCCAGTCACTCTTCATGAGCAACCAGTCACGATCCTCACGTAAAGAGTACGCCTCGCTATCCAGCCTTTGAGCAACTTCCTCTTCCGTCAGGTCGTAGACGATCCATGGGATCGTTTCCTGCGTCGGGCTGGTGATATCGCCGGGAATCAAATCCTGAGTCCAATGATCAATCGTAGGCTCGGGCTCAAGTTGCGGGTTAGGCTCGTAGGGCAGATACAACTCTGGAACCACGTCCACCTCACCCGTCTCGGGGATAACCAACTTAGCTGGGTGCTCGGGTATGCGAGTCCAAGCGCCAGCAATCCTAGAGGCGACTGCACGTATTTGGTCTTCCAGCTTTTCCTTCCTAGTGAAGTCTGGGAACTCAAACTGCTTTACCCATTTCTCATCAGGCCGATCTGGATGCGTAAACTCGATAGCTATCCACTCTGACTCTGGTAAGTATTCCAGTACCTTGTATTTAACTTTCATATCAATTCCTTGTTAGACGGCGTGAGCAAACTTAACAATGCCGTTGGCACCAGCCTTTCCTGTCTCGGCAACACCTCCGTAAGAGGACGCTCCGCCTCCACCTCCGCCACCGCCCTGCTTGGTGGCGGCCGTGGCAGTGCCCATACCGGCTACGGAAATTCCGCCAGTGCCTCCTCCCCCATTACCGGCCGCGCCGGGACTGCCAGATCCGCCAGAGGCTCCTCCTCCTCCCGCGCCATAGACACCGAATGGCGATATGTTGACTCCGCCTCCTCCAGCACCGCCTTTTTTTAATTGGTCATTTGCCCCGTAGGCCGCGTTTACGCCGTTGGAGTTCATTCCGCCTCCTCCTCCAGCCGCAGATGAATTACCCGACCCGCCAATCGTGCCTCCGTTCTGGGTGGCCAGCCCTCCTCCCGAGGTAATGGTCGTGCCGTATCGGCCTCCACCTCCTGCGCCGCACCCGCCGGGCAAGCCCATGTAGTTAGAGCCATTGGCGTGAGATCCACCCCCGCCTCCACCCGTCGCGAATGTTCCGCTAGTTCCCGGCCAGCTAAATGTTGTATTGCCGCCATTTTTACCCTGCGCCTTTGAAGCGCCACCGCCGCCAGACTTGCCGGGGCATCCGGTGTATTCCTGACCCGGCCCTGCCTGCTGGGTCTTGTTGAAGTTGAAGCCGCCTCCACCTCCGCCGCCGACAACTGATCCATTGGCTTCTGACTGGTGTGCCCTGCCACCACCGCCACCGCCGCCTCCAGCGCCAACAGCCATCAAGGTAAGCACGTTGCTATAGGAGCCAACTGCCGTCTTGGTAACCTTGAACGTGCCACAGGCGTTAGTGTTGCTAATGGTTCCGATCTTGTAGCCACCGCTCGTAGTGAACGAACCGCCTGCTATCGTGGACTCAATAGGAGAGGCGGCAGACTTACCTAGAAAGTCAGTCAGCTTCAGGTTGCCAGAAGTCGGAACTCCTGCGGCCGCGCCGTAATACGCCTTCAGGTTCTTGCCGCTGATAGACGTGAACTCAGCGATCACTTGGCTCTGCTTGATAGGCTTGTTGGCTGGCAACGTCATTACTTCATTTCCTCAACCGTGCGACGGAGATCGTTGATCTCCTCGATCAGGTAGCCAATCAATCCCATATAAGAGACAGACAGCCCGTGCTCGTTCTCGTGCACAAGGTGGGGCAGTACCTTCTGGACTTCCTGCGCGATAACGCCGCTAGACATTTCACCGCTGTCCTTCCACTCGAACTCAACGCCACGTAGCTTCCCAACCACGCCCACAGGTGCAGTGGCTATATTCTTCTTCAGGTCGGCATCAGATGATGCAACGAAGTCGGTAGCAGTCAGCGTTCCAGAGATCGTCGTATTACCTGACGTGGGAACGTATGCGTGGCTGTGGCTAGCATTAGCGTAGACACCAGAGTGGTTATGGTTGGACGCCGCGTATCCGCTATGGCTGTGGTTGCTAGCCGCGTAATCGTGGCTGTGACTAGACGCCGCCGCGCCTACGTCGCCAGCAGACAGGCTGACAGCGCCAGTCTTTCCATTAACACTGGTTACCGGGTAGCTGACTGTTGGTATCTCAGTTTTCTTCGCGTAGTTCTGAGCAGAGTGATCGCCCCATCCGAACGCGGTATTCCAGTTACCCACTTGCGTTGTCGTAATGTTCTTGACATGATCAGGTACAGTGGGGTCACTCTCTGTAGTGAGATAGTTGCCTACTGGCTGATAGACCCCAGTGTGATTGTGGCTAGTCAGGGCGTAGTCGCCTACTGGCTGATACACACCCTCGTGGCCGTGGTCAGCAGGTGACGCGCCAACGTCAGCCGCGTTCAGTACTACCGCACCAGTCTTATCGTTTACAGACGTGACAGGCGGCTCTGAGTCCTCCATGCCGGGGAGGTTGTACAGGCCGCTACCGTCACCAATAAAGACACCACGGTCTTTAGCGATAGTAATACTGCCCTTGGCCTCGATGCCGCCAGCCATGTCGATGTTGCCATCGTCGCTCAGTGTGAACTCAGTGTTCTCAGTCCACATGTCAGACTGGGCATCCCACGTCAGCACTCGGCCAGTAGCGTTACCGGGGAGTACAGGTGGCGTACCATCACCGCCGCCAGAGACGTAGTTCAGCGGAACCCATCCCAAGCCGTCAGAGATGATCCAGTCGCCCTTCGACATGGGCGTCTCCTCGAAGACACCGCCGTCATCAATGACCATGACGTAGTAGCGTTTGTTGTCGCTATCAGCCGCTGGGAGTGGCGCGCCATCCTCAAAGCCCGCCATCTGGCCCTGATTGCTCGCTACCATCATTCTAGACTGTAGGGCACTGTAGCTACCGGCGAAAATTAGATCTCCCTGAAGGGCCGATATGGAGTCCTCAAGGCCGCCTATAACGTCGTTAAGATCTTGGTTATCACCGTTGATAATCTCATCGAAGCTGTGAGTGTGGTATCCGGGCTGACCGCCTGAGCCGCCCTCGCCACCGCTAGGTGCCTCGATCCACTTACCTTTGCCGTTGAAGTCGATATAACGGGCAAGGGGCTTGCCCTCTAGTTCTGGCTTGTACGCAACGTCATCGTAGACAATGTTGTCAGGTATGTTGCCGATCTCATCCCACAGGATGATAGAGATGTTGCCGTAGTTGATCGGAACCCACTCGCCACCAGCCGCGACCATCCAGTCGCCGTCATTGTAGGCGTTGCCATTAACGGTTCCAGCGTCGGTGCTGATGAAGAACAGGCGATCCTGATCCTCAGTGACGCTCGCTGGAATAGACTGGCCGTCAGCGAAGCCCACAGCCTTGGCGCGGTCAGACAGCTTCAGGAACGTACCCGTGCTAGCCTGAAATGATCCGCCAAAGACCATCTGCTCCATCATGGCGTCTACCTTGTCACGAAACTCCTTCAGGACTTCGTTAAGGTTCTTCTCATCTTCGTAGTCGCCGTCCTCGTTGGTATCAACAAGGATCTCGTAGTCGAAGTGCATGTGGTCTTCGGGCGGGAAGGTATCTGGCTTGTTCTGGATCTCACTCCACCAGACAGTACCACCGCCACCACCGCCACCGGGGCCACCTGAGCCACCGATAGATTTCCATACGCCCGCCTCTGGTGAGCCTTCTGGCATGGGGATATAGACCCAAGTCCGTCCGTACTCTCGATGAGTGTCGCCCGGTTGTGGCTCGCCCTCTGGCCAGTGAATTACTCGGGCATCTAATTTGTGCTCGCTCATTCTGAGTCCTCCGCTGGCATAGCCGCTATCTCTTGCTCAAATCCAGCCACAAGCTCGTCTATGGCATCCCGCAGACTTTCACGAATGTCCTGTGTATCGTCCATGGTGGCTTTTCTGAGGGTGGATAGGGTGGTGATTAGCTCTGAGTAGCCAATCTTGGGTGTGCCGTTGACGTACAGGGAGCCGGTAATGTCTACGCGACCATCAGCGCCGATACGCATACGCTCGGTGTTTGGGTTTGTTCTAAATACCATACTGGTGTTAGCGTCATAGTACATAGTGCCGGTCGATTCTTGAATAATTCGACCATAACTTGTTCCACCAGATTGAAACTCAAGACCGTAATAATTAGATTCGTTATTTAATGTTAAGGCTCGCCCACTTGCGGGTGATGTTGAGCCAATGCCCACGCTTCCATCAGCATCGATACGCATACGCTCTTGGTATGTTGTGCCGTCTCCAGTAGAGAACCTAATGTGGGGACGGGCTATTTGGTGTTTGGCCCCAATGTTGACGAAGCTTTCACCTGACTCATCTGGAGATAAACTTATTCCAACAGAGTAAAGCGAACCGTCCTGATATCGAGTGCCAATAAACCTAGGATCATCATTCCATGTTGATACAATGTTTCCAGTTACTTCTAATGCCTCAGAAGGGGAATCCGTACCAATGCCCACGTTGTTATCAAAAGTAACGTCTCCCTCTTTATTAATGAGCAACCCTTTTATGTCAACGGTTCCTACGCCAACTCTTAATTTCCCGCCGCCAACTTTAATAACAGACCCTTTCACTCCCTCTACATTATCTTGTACCGACTCTCCAAACGAAAACCATCTGCTTGATGAGTCGGATAACGCCGTGACACCTAATGTCACAAGTCCGCTACCGCTAGAGTTTTCGGGGTCTTCAATTTTTAATATTGCACCACCATTTAATCCAAAACCTAGATAGCCTTTTAGCTGTAACTGGCTATTTTGGTAATGAACAGACCGCTCCTCAATCCACTCAGCTACTAAATCCTCTGTAGGTTCTTGATTAAACTCGCCATCAGTGACCTCTGACCAAGTGCTGGTCTTAGCCTTACTCTTCCACTCTGCCAGTTGCTCCTTGGCTGTGGAGCGCAGAGGGGCCATGCCGATGCCGACGTTACCCGTGGCATCCACAGTCACAGCATTGTTAGGCGACCACTTATCAACAGCCCAAGTCGTGATCTGGCCGTCAGTAGTGCCGTCCTCAATGTTGGCATGGATCTCTGAGTCTACTGCTACCCACTTCTCGCCGTCCCACTCCCAGCCTTCGTAAAAGTCTCCCACAGCAGGATTAGCAGGGAAGCCCATTGCATTTCTCGTGTTCATTCTGCTTCCTCCATCGTGGATACTTCTGGCTCCGGTGCTGGCATGGTTGCTATTTCGTGTTCTAGGTTCTCTATGAGACCGCCTATGGCATCAGCCAATGCGTCTCTCAGACCCTTGATGGTTGTCTCGTCTTTGGTGGCGTTGCGTAGGGTGGACAAAACTTGAATTAACTGCTGTGAGGTTCTGGTGGTAGTGGATATCGCGCCTATTTTAGTGCTGTCAATCCACAGCTCAGCCTGACCACCTAAATTCCCCCACTGGATATTGAAATAATTGCCGCTGTGAGAGCCGCTAACACCGTCTCTGGTGGCATACCCAACGGAGGCCACCGTGCCGCTGAACAAGCCAGCGCCATCTTCACGCAACTCTACTTTAGACTCATTGCCGTCATTGATATAAAGCCCCACTCCGAGGGGGTTGGTTAAATCCATTGAGACATAAGCGCCGTTAGATTTTTTTAAGGCGGTTATCTTTTGGTCAAATGAGGTGACGCTACCGTTGGCG